GACCCTATTGTAGAGTTTGCGGATAAACTAAAAAGAATGGGTGATAAAGATGATTGGAAAGCTGCAAAAGCTATGGAACCAAAGTTAAGAACTTTCGTACCTGTTATCGTTAGAGGTGAAGAAGGTGAAGGAGTAAGATTTTGGGGATTTGGTAAAACTGTATATCAAGAAATTCTTGGTTACATTGCTGACCCTGATTATGGTGATATCACCGACCCAACAAGTGGTAGAGATTTAACAATCGAGTACAAATCAGCAGAAGAAGCTGGTACTTCATATCCTACTACTACTATTCGGGTAAAACCATCTACTGCACCTTTGAGTGAAGATGAATCAAGAGCAACAAACTTTTTAGAATCACAAACTGAGATTACTGATTTATATTCAGAATTATCTTATGATGAATTAAAAGGAGTGTTGGAAGGTTGGTTAAACCCAACTAACGAAGAAAGTGGTGAAGAATCAGTTTCACAAGAATCTCTTTCAACTTCAACTCAAACAACTACTGAGGTAAAATCAACTCCTCAACCTGCTACAACATCAACTTCAACAAAAACTGATGATGTAGCTGCAGCTTTTGATGATTTATTTAACAACTAATATTTACTAAATGGCGAAAAAAGAAATGGATTTAGCGGACATCCTGGCGGGTGAGCTAAACAAAAATTCGAAAGACCAAAAAGTTGCTTTCTTTTTGGACTCAGATGAAGCACCAACAAATGTTCAAGGTTGGATTTCGACTGGAGCAGCTATGTTGGATGTGGCCATTTCCAATCGCCCTTATGGTGGATTACCTGTTGGTAGAATTACAGAAGTTACAGGTTTAGAACAGAGTGGTAAATCATTACTATCGGCTCACTTGTTAGCGGAAACCCAAAAACAAGGTGGAGTTGCTGTTCTTATTGATACAGAAACTGCGGTAAGTAGAGAATTTTTAGAAGCAATCGGTGTTGACGTTTCTAAACTTCTCTATGTATCGGCGGATTCAGTTGAACAAATTTTTGATTTTACTGAAACAATCATTGAAAAAGTTAGACAAACTGATAAAGATAAATTGGTTACTATCGTAGTAGATTCAGTTGCAGCTGCTTCAACTAAGAATGAATTAGCAGCAGATTACAACAAAGATGGATATGCTACTGATAAAGCAATTATCATTTCAAAGGCGATGAGAAAGATTACCAACATGATTGGTAGACAGAAAATCTCATTAGTATTCACTAACCAACTTAGACAAAAGATGAATGCAATGTTTGGTGACCCATGGACAACTTCAGGTGGTAAAGCTCTTGCTTTCCATGCCTCTGTAAGATTGAGATTGAAGAATATGGGACAAATCAAACAAAAGGTAAACGGCCAAGATAAGACGGTTGGAATGAAGGTTCGTTGTCAAGTAATTAAAAACAGAATGGGCCCACCTTTAAGGGCGGCAGATTTTGAAATTTACTTTGACAGAGGAATTGACAACTACGGTTCGTGGTTGGGTGTTATGAAACAGAATAAATTAGTAAAACAAGCTGGTGCTTGGTACACTTACATTGATACTGATACAGGTGAAGAACTGAAATTCCAATCTAAGGATTTTATTCCTTTGATGGATGAAAGAGAAGATGTTAGAGAACAAATCTATAAAAAGATATGTGAAGAAACAATCTTACAATATAAATCAGATACACTTGATATTGATGCAATGGAAATAGATACTGAAGGTGCTGGTGAAAATGATTAATTATGGATAGAACATTATATGAAATGTTAAAGAAAAGTGCAGAAGCAGATAAAGCAAAGGCACTCCTTTCATTAGAGCTCTTAGGAAATAAAGCAACAGGTATTGGTGACCACTCTACTGAAGATTTCTACAAAAATGCTGAAGAAGCATTAACAATGTTAGTAGATGCAGATGATAGATTGGGAACTTTGGAAACTTATTTCGGAAAAGAACTTTTATAATGAAACAACTCTACAAAAACATATTAGACTCGGTTGAGAGAGACCATAACCAAAATATCGATAGAAAACAAAACGATAGAGTTTTAATTATCGATGGGTTAAATACATTTATCAGATGCTGGTCATCCATTCCTACAATGAATGATGATGGCGACCATGTTGGTGGTGTAACCGGTGCATTGAAATCTATTGGATATGCAATAAGACAAACTCAACCAACTCGTGTTGTTGTAGTATTTGATGGGAAAGGTGGCTCCCAAAGAAGAAAGAAA